CAGGTGCGGTGACTAAGCCGTTCAGTTATAGCAGAGGAGACCCCACAGGCAAGCGCGGGTTGGATAAACTCGCTAAAGGCTACGTTTTTGCCGAGAACAAAACTATTTATGAGGATATGGAATCAAGCATTCTAAAATCCAATACTGAAATCGAAAAACTAATAGAAAGTTTGGAGAAGATTAATGAAACTAAAACACAACAAGAAGCGTAATACCGCTTTTCTTTTTGAAACGTTGGTTCGGGAAATAACCAAAGCCGCCATTCGCGGCGATACCAAAAGGAAAAAAGTCGCTTTAAAAATTATTAAAGAGCATTTTGCAAAGGATCGAATTCTTTATAAAGAACTTCAGCTTTTTAAAAATATTTATGAAAGTAGGGGATTAGATCACCTCACGGCTCAGAAAATTCTTTATGAATGCCGCTCAGATTATTCAAAGCTTGATAAGAAGAAGGTCTTTAAGGGGCAGTCGTTATTAATTGCCGAAGTTAATCGCAAGCTCTCCTCAAAGCTTTACAACAATTTTGTCCCCAGTTATCGCTCCTTGGCGAGCATTGCCGCCCTGTTCGGCGAATCGACACCGGTTAAAAATCGGGTTCTTTTGGAGGGCAACCTCTTAAAAGAGATGATGAAAAAGGGCACTCCCAAGAGGCAAATCAAGGAAGTTGATAATATTGTATTCAAACAATTTGTTAGGAATTTTAACAAAGAATATGAGGTACTTCTCTCAGAACAAAAGAAAACAATTGCTTTATATTTGGCAGATAAGACACAACTCCTTTCTCACCTTAATGAAGAAATAGTCCGTCTTCAAAGGGCACTTCAAGAGAGCAGAGAAATAGAAGAGATAAAAACAGACAGTATTATGTTAGAAAACACTAACAAGGTAATCGGGATTTTAGACGAAATTAAAAAGTCTGAGATTTGTGAAACACAGCTTATCGATATTTTAAAGATTCAAAAACTTGTAAGCGAGATTAATTCGGATGACAATTAAATTAAAAGTTGGAAAGGTTAAAGAAAGAGAAGAAGAGCAAGAAGTAAAAAAAGAAAAGCCTTCTATCACTAAAAAAATCCCTGTTAAGAAGGGTCTTGATGGGGATTTATTGTTTTTGACTCATCCGAAAATTGATATTGTTTTAAAACCGGAAAAGGTGCTTGCCTTCGCCAAAAATGGCAAATATACAGACGAGGCATATGCTGCCCTTAAAAGATTATTTAGTTTATTAGCAAACAAGGGCGCGGTTAAGTTTGAAAATATTCAGGGCGGTTCGGTTTATGGATCACTGGAAGCCCCGGTTGTAAAGCCAAGTGCTGGGCAGTCTGTTATACAGGTTCTTACCTATCTTATCGGTGAATTTATAGTAACAGAACAGAGCGAGATTTATGATGAATATTATGAGGAAGAAATCATGGACTGGCTCACCGACCCGACTGAAGAAGATAGCACAGCTTTGGGGGAAGTTCCTCAAGCCCCCGAGAAGGGCGTCCTCCCTGATAACCCGCAGCCTTCTCGTATGCATTTAGTCTATAGGTATTAAATGCAGCTTATATATTTTGTTTTTATAGCCTATGGCTTGACTCAAATATTGGTTTATGGTTCAATTTTTGATCCGATTCGCCCAACTAAGGGCAAATTGGGGGAACTGTTTCGATGCTCGATGTGTTTGGGCTTCTGGTCGGGGGTGCTTGTTTACGGACTTTCTTTCTACACAGAACTATTTACCTTTGAACTTAATGTGGTCAACCCATTTTTATTGGGCTGTTTAAGTTCGGGGACAAGTTACATTCTTAGTCAGCTTTTCGGCGATGAGGGAATAAAAATAAAACTAGAGGCAAATGATGAACATTAACATTTACACTGATAATCACTGGATGCTCCGTCCCCCCACTAATTGTTGTAAGGGATCTTGACTATGAACAAGAAACAGTTATTAACCGAATATTATAATTTAAAATATGACCCAGAGCTTTTGACCGAAGAACAAAAGAATGACGGCTTTATGTATTTGAAGGGATTGCTTCAGCAGGGCAAAAAGAAAAATGGTAATGGCAGAGTGTATGAAACCAAAACACTATTGCGTGAAGTAGAAAATTATAAAAAGATTGTCCGAGAAAACAGATCTTACGGAGAGCTAGATCACCCCGACAGTTCAGTTGTCGAATTAAAAAACGCCTCTCACATTATTGTTGATATCAATATGGAAGGCGATGGCGTTTATGGAACATTAAAAATTCTTAACACCCCTTCGGGCAAAATCGCGCAGCAGATTGTTAAAGATGGTGGTTCGATGGGTATCTCGTCCCGTGGTTTGGGCTCCACTCGCCAAGATGGCGACACCACAATTGTAGAAGATGACTTCCAATTGATTTGTTTCGATCTTGTTTCCGAAGCTTCAACCCCCGGCGCATACTTAATGAAAGAAGCGAAGGAAAGAGATATTTATACAAAAGCCGACCGAATCAATCGTGCGCTCAACGACATTCTTATTAAATAACCAATGAAAAGAACAGATTTAAAAAAATTGATGAAGCCTCTTATCCGAGAGTGTATTCACGAAGTGTTAGTGGACGAAGGCATTTTGGCTAAAGTTGTTAGTGAGGTCGCCAAAGGCATCGGCAATGTGATAGTGGAGAGTCCTAAAACCGAGCCCCCTCCCGAACCACAAGCCAACCACAATCAAGAAGCCATTGAGCAACAAAAAAGACGCTTGGACGAACAACGTAAAAGACTAAGTTCGGCTATTGGCAATAAAGCCTATAAAAACATTTTTGAAGGTGTCACGCCAATGGGCGCACCGTCGTCTGAACCGTCTACCCAGGCGAGCGCACTTTCCGGTGTTGCTCCATCCGACCCCGGTGTTGATATTTCTGGTATTATGGCACTCGGCGGTCGTCATTGGAAAAAAATAGCCAAGGGATAAATTATGCCAACAAATGTTTATGTTAGGGCTTATCACAATGAATCCCCCGAAAGATTGATTAAAAGATTTTCGAGAAAAGTAAAGAAAGAAGGCATCATTGAAGCCGTCAAAGATCGATCTCGATTTGTTTCAGCTTCGAAAAAGAGACGCCTCAAAAAACTTCGCAGAAAAAAAATAGCCCGCAAAATTCAGCAACAAAACAACCCCTAATTCTTTTTATTCTACAGTATACTATTTATTAACGATGTTTAGTATCATATGGGAGCGAGTATAATGACAACACTCTTCGAAAAGGCGATTGCCGACGCAAAAGAGCTTAAAGAAGCCGCGCAAAAGAACGCAGAACAAATGATTATTGAAAAATATTCAGTCGAACTTAAAGAAGCCTTAGAAGACATTCTTGATGAAGGCGAAGCCGAAGACGAAGCGGAAATGGAAGATGAAATGGCTGGTGCCGCAGATCTTGGAGTCGATACTGAACAGCCCGACACTGATTTTGCCGCACAAATTCCAGATGCCGCTTCGGCAGGCGAAAAGCTTTGTCCATGCCCCGATGATGATGAAGAGATCGAAATCAATTTTGATGAATTAATGGCTGATTATGAAGCTTCTGTTCCCCCTGAAGAAATGCAGCCCGAAGACGAAGAGACGGCACTTGTAGAGGCACTAGAAGGTCTGGATGCATCTGAGGTGGAAAGCTTACTTGAAGAAATTACATTTGATGTTGAGCCTGTTTCAGATGGCTGGCTCGGCTCCACTCCAGCCCAAAAGAAGGCTGCAATCGAAATAGAAAAAACCCGAGACGCCATCGGCGAACTTCAAAAAGAACACAAGGAACTCCAAGCCCTGGTCGAGAAACATAAGAAAATCAACCAAAAGCTTGTTGAGACCAATAAAAAGAACGAAAGAAAATTAGTTGCCAGCCAAAAAGTTTTAATTGAAATGAAGCAGAAAATGGCTAAGACTAATTTACAGAATGCGAAGTTGTTTTACACTAGTAAAACACTTCAGAGCACAAAATTGAATACTCGACAAAAATCTAAAATTGTTGAGTCCGTGAATGACGCTAAAAGCGTCGAGGAAACAAAGCTCGTTTATGAAGCTTTAAAAGACACAGTGGGTAGCACCAAAAACAATGCGCCAGAATCACTGCTTGAGACAGTAAACAAAAACCGTTCCCTCGTTTTATCTTCCCGTAAGAAGGAAGAAATTAATAAAGCTTCTCCGATGTATGATCATTGGAAGAAGCTAGCAGGAATTAATAAACCATAGGAGGTAAACAATTATGTCTGCATTAGGAAAATTAACTGAAGGCATTATTGCTCGCGATCTCGGTAAAGAAGGTGCTGCTCTCATGAATAAGTGGGAACAAACCGGACTGTTAGAAGGTCTCGACTGTGATGTTAAAAGAAACAATATGGCTCGTCTTTTGGAGAGCCAAGCTAAGGAACTTCTTCGTGAAGCTTCCTCAATGGGCGGCGTTGGACAGGCACGCGGTGATGTCGAGGGCTTTTCAGCCGTCGCGTTTCCAATCGTTCGACGTGTTTTTGGCGAGTTGATCGCTAATGATCTCGTCTCGGTCCAGCCGATGAGTCTGCCTAGCGGTCTCATTTTCTTCTTGGACTTTACCACTTCAACCGATGGCGCTGGTCTTCCACGTCTTGGTTATGGCGCAACAGAGGCATCTCTGTTCGGCGGCAACGCAGTTGGTAGCCAGATCACTGGTGGTCTGAGTATCGGTGGTTTGGCAAACGCTGATAAGGGTCCGTATAACCTTAATAATGGTTATGCTTCGTCTACCGGTTCGGTCACGGCGACTATTACTATTATTGGTTCTGGTAATTACGGTGCCGGAATTGTGGCGTCTACACAGGGCGCTGCCCATGCCACGGATGCGGACCTAATTACGGTTGCCAAGCTTGACCAGTTGCTTCGTTATGATAACGATATTCCGTCTGGTTCAAACGTTTGCGTGGGATCGGTTCCTACACAAACATTAATCGACGCTAAGGTTGATATGGATAACTTGATCACCATGACGGGTAGTGGTCTTACTCCCGGCATCCACCAGCGCCGATTAAATCGTATCGATCCCGCTGACACAAGTCGAGTCTTAATTGTTGTTGCGACGACTACTTCGACCAGCACCAATGCACTTTCGACCTCTCTGGGCACCAACGACACTTGGACGATGGCGGTGCAGGATAATTTCGCTACTGGGACCGCTGTCGGTTCGGTTGTTGGCACTAGCACCACGCCCGGTTGGGGTCTGGAAAATGTTAAGAATCTGCCCGAAATTGACATCAAGGTGGACAGTGTAGCTGTTACGGCAATGACAAAGAAGCTCAAGGCTAAGTGGTCACCAGAATTGGGACAGGATCTCAATGCTTACCACAATCTTGATGCCGAAGTCGAGCTTACCAGCATTCTTTCTGAGCAAATTGCTCTTGAAATCGATCAGGAGATTCTTGAGGATCTCATGATCGGAGCAAAGGCTGGCACTAAGTATTGGAGTCGAAAGGCGGGCAAGTTCGTCAATCGCGATACTGGAGTGGAGATTGGGGCTACCACGGCAACTCCTGATTTCACCGGCACGGTTAGTGAGTGGTATGAGACTTTGATCGAGACTATCAACGATGTTTCGGCTCAAATTCATCGCAAGACTGTTCGTGGCGGCGGAAATTTCCTTGTTTGTGGTCCTGAAGTCGCAGGCGTTTTGGAGTTTACTGCTGGTTTCCGTGCTAATGTTGCTGTTGATAGTAATAAGGGCACAGCCGGCGCACAGAACGTTGGTTCACTTTCGAAGAAGTTTGACATTTATGTCGATCCCTACTTCCCAAGGAACGTTGTTCTGGTCGGTCGTAAGGGTAGCAGCTTCTTAGAGAGCGGCTATGTTTATGCTCCCTATGTTCCACTACAGGTCACTCCGACTATTTTCGGAACAGAAGATTTCGTGCCCCGTAAGGGTGTCATGACTCGCTATGCGAAGAAGATGGTTCGTCCTGATATGTATGGCTTGGTTATTGTCGAGGATCTTGTCTAAGACAATAAAGACCAAAAATAACCTTTTTGGTTGAGAATTCCCCTGTCTGCTTTCGGGTCGGCGGGGGTTTTCTTTTAGGGAAAACTATTTAGTGAGAGGGTTTTATATAATGCCAGTTCCACAACTTTCACCATCTTCAACTGTTAGCACCTCTGTATTAACATCTACAGGAAGCACAACTCTTGTTACAGCCGCTTTACCATTTACTGTTTACGCAGGAAGTGCCCCCTTTATTAGCGGCGCAACGGATCAGGTTGCTTATGTTTATAAAAAATTGGGTGGCGACGTTCTTGATATTGAAATTAAGGCAGCAAACGTTTATGCGGCTTATCAAGAGGCAGTATTGGAATATTCTTATATTGTAAATTCCCATCAAGCCAAAAATGTTTTATCTGATATGCTTGGTGCCGCCACTTCTTCTTTTGATGAGGATGGAGAAATTTCAGCGGGCGCTTCTGATGCTTCGAAAGATTTTCCCAATTTTGGCTTTGGTTATGCTCGACGTGTGGCAGAGGGCATCTCGACAGAAGCTGGATATGGCGGAACGTTAAGAGAGTATTCGGCTTCATTTGTCTTGGAAACAAAAAAACAACTTTATGATTTGCAATCTGTTGTTCAAAACAGTTCTTCTATTGCCAGTTCTGATTTTTATAACAAAGTCAATAATAAAAAAGTATTGATTAGAAAGGTTTTTTATAAGACACCAGCATCCATGTGGCGATTTTTTGGAAATTACGGCGGCATCCAAACTGTGGGCAATTTAGGCACCTATGGTCAGTGGGCAGACAATACGACTTGGGAGATCGTTCCTGTGTGGCAAAATAAATTACAAGCTATGGCTTATGAGGACAACATTAAAACAAGATATTCCAATTATTCATATGAGCTTCAAAACAATTATTTGAAGATTTTTCCAGCACCTGATGCAACAGTTGATCCTTCGCGGGATCTCATTTGGTTTACGTTCACTATTGATGAGGATGCAAATTATGTAGACACTACTCGTTTACGGGGGGTGAAGGGTGTCAATAATGCCAACACTCTTCCCTTTGCTAATATTCCATATGCAAATATTAATTCAATTGGCAAACAATGGATTCGGCGTTTTGCGTTGGCTCTGTGTAAGGAAATTTTAGGGCAAGTAAGGAGTAAGTTTGCCACTATACCCATTCCGAATGATTCGGTGACTCTCAATGGGTCCGATTTAATTTCCCAAGCCAGAGAGGAACAGACGGCATTACGCGATGAGCTTAAGGCATTTTTGGATGAGGTGACTTATAGTGCCCTTGCCGAAGGAGATGCGAGCATTGTTGAATCTACCAGCAAGGTATTCCAACAAGTTCCAAGTCCAATATATGTGGGGTAATTTAGATGGCTAAATTTACAAGACCGGATGCTCCCCCCCCTCCGCTTTTTGTTGGAGAGAAAGAGCGAAATTTAGTAAGACAAGTTAACACTGAACTAATAGAAAATGTTGTTGGACAGGTCGTGGCATATTATCCCATCAGCTTGGACCACACTGATTTTCATCCCATTTATGGCGAAGCAATAGAAAAAACGTTTTTACCACCTGTGCGCGTTTATGCTAGAGTTGAAACGGCACCGAGTGACATTACCAATAATGCGATGGGGTATGATAAGCGCCAAAGAATTAATATATATTTTAATCGCAAAAGACTAACTGAAGATCAAAATCTTTATGTAAGGGCTGGCGATTTTGTTTATTATGACGGGGATTATTATGAAATAGTTAAGCTTACGGGGTCTAAAAGATTATTTGGTCAAGGTGGTCAAAAATATGAAATTCTTGCCGAATGTATAAAAGCACGACAGGGAGTATTCAATGCCAGTTGAACAAATAGTCGAGCCGTGTACGTTGGAAACATTTGACCGCGCCATTTATAACTGGGTCAATGATGAGCTTGATCTTTTCGCGAAAACTAACGAAGGCTTTAAAAAAGTTCCTGTAATTTGGGCGGGCGCTGAAAGAGCTTATCAGTTAAAGCACCGACCTGAGTTGCGAGATCTCAGAGAAACCATCATTTTACCCGTTATTACGGTAGAGCGTTCTGCTGTTTTAAAAGATCGCGAACGGACAGGTCTTTTCGGGGGTGGGTTAATTTATTCTAATGATCGTCGTAAAAATGTATATACAGTGGCACGAAAAATTCAACCGGACAAAACTAGAAATTTTGCTAACGCTGGCGCAAAACGAGTCAAGGGAGTAAAAAACACTAATCGCTATGATAACAAGGAAGTGGTCTATGAATTTGTAACAATTCCGACACCTACTTGGATTCACATAACCTACGAAGTGGTTTTACGCACAGAATATCAGCAACAAATGAATTCTATATTAACACCATTTATAAATAGATATGGGAATGTACACACATTTTATATGCAAGAAAACACTAATATGTTTGAGGGGTTTATTGATCAGGACTTTACGACTAATAATAATGTTGCTAATTTGGAAACCGACGAACGTCGATTTGAGACATCACTCGCTATTCGTGTGGAAGGTTATTTAATTGGTGAGGGCGAAAATCAAGTGCAACAAACAGTAGCCATCAGGGAAAATCAAGTCAAAGTGCGTTTTGGCAAAGAAAAAACAATTTTTGACTCATAAAGACTTTCATTTTTTCTAAGACTATTTACTAAGAAGAAATTGTGGGAGAAAAATCACATGTCAGAAAGAAAGTTTAAATTTGTATCACCCGGTGTGTTTTTAAAAGAAATTGATCAGAGCCAAACCGCCGCCTCTCCCGAACCCGTGGGTCCGGTTATTATAGGTCGGAGTGATCGCGGTCCTGCGATGAGACCTACAGAGGTTAACTCCTATTCAGAGTTTGTTAATGTTTTTGGTGCGCCTTATAGCGCAAAGACAACTCAGGATGTTTGGAGAGATGGTAATAAAGCGGGAACTACTTATGGTGCATATGCAGCCAAAACATGGTTAAAAAATTCAGATAAATTAACTTTTATTCGTTTGCTCGGCAAGCAAAATGCAGACGCCACCGCCGCCGGAAAAGCTGGTTGGCAGGCTGGTCCCGGCGGAAGCGACGCCTTTGGTCTGTTTCTGTTTGCTTCGGGCACCGCCGCTGGTCGCCTGACTACCTCGACGGGTACGCTCGCCGCCATATGGTATTCATCCGCCGCCGCGACAAATTTGGCACTTTCCGGCAACACTTTTGGTCAATTCGGCGGCGAGCCCAAGCGAGCCAACGCGGTGCCGATAGTGCCAGTGAGTGACGGTGCGCCAACTTCGTGTCGATTTAAGTTATCGGTGTATGGGGACAAACCAAGAAGGTCAGACGGCAGCACCACTGGTTCATATATATTTGATTTTAATCCAAATAGTAAATTTTTTATTAGAAATGTTTTTAATACAGATCCTTCGTTGTGTAATTCAACTCAGATTGATGACTCTAATGTTTTAGAAAAATTCTGGTTGGGTGAATCTTTTGAAAATCGCTTGTCAGATGTCGACTTAATTACGCAGGGGGCTACTAACTGCTTTGGCGTCATGATGAAAATGCAGGCATCCGGCACCAGTAACGAGGACGGTAGTCTTTTCCGACAAGCTTCTACAAAAGCTCAAACCAATTGGTTTATTACACAAGATTTTAATGCCGATACGAGTTCATTTGACCCTGCTAATCAGCAGAGACTGTTTAAGCTCCACGCCCGCGATGCCGGCGAGTGGACACAAAATAATTTGAAGGTCAGTATTAGTAATATTCGATATGGTTCGCTTTCAGGGTCATACGGCTCATTCGATGTGGTCTTAAGAAAAATAGATGACACCGATGAAGTGTTGGAGGTCGTGGAGCGATATAGCAATTGTTCGTTAGATTCTTCGTCACCTGACTATGTGGCGAGAAAGATTGGAAATAAATATCTTTTTTATGATACGATCAACAATGTTAATCGAACTATTGGGCAATATGATAATAAGTCGAAATACATGTATGTTGAGGTGGATAATTCCGTAGCTAATGGTACGCAGAACAAGGAATCTATCCCGTTCGGCGTGTTGGGACCAATTCAATACAAGTCTGCAACATATTTAAGTGCGTCCAATGAATACGGCTCGGGCACCAACGGCGCGAATGTGTGGCCGGTTGCCGAAGGACCATTTTTAAGAGGTGGTCGCAGTACAAATGGCGTCTCGGGCGCAGTTTCGTCGTCTTGCGAAATCTTTTTGGGAGACACACTGTATACACACTTGAAAGTGAATTTCCCCGGCGTGGATATTAGAACGAGCTTTACTGGCGGCGCAACCATTAATGCGAGAGATGCTTATTGGGGTGCTTATACCGGCAAGTCTGCAAACAATCCGCTTTATGCGGCGGATAATCAAGACTTGACAAAGGTGAAACCTTCTAGTCTTGGAACGTCATTTACGGCTATTGCTGGAATTACCACTCCTAGCTGGAATTTTTCGCTGGACGATATTTCGTCTAGTTATACTAGCGCAAATCGTATTGATAGTGCCTACTGGTCGAGCACTTATAGAACAGCGGGCACCTCTGTTAGTGCCAACGGTGGTTATAAAAAGGTTATTGACCTAAACTTAGCGAAATTTACTACAGTGTTTGCCGGTGGCTCTGACGGTGTTGATATTAAAGAAAAGGAGCCTTTCCGTAGCGGATTGGCTGATAATAAAACTGATACTACTTCGTATGTATTTGAAACCTATAAGCGTGCGATCGATTTGTGTGCGCACCCTGAAGACATTCAATTTAATTTGGCTTCGGTTCCCTCTTTATCAACTCCCGGTTTGACGAAGAGGCTTATGCAACATTGTGAGAATCGTGGGGATGCACTGTGCGTGATGGATATTGAAAATGGCTTCTTGCCCATCGCTGACCGCAAAACCAACGATAGTGCCACATCCACCACGGTTACAGGTGATGTAAACACGGCTGTTGGATCGATGAGGGACCGACAGCTTAACAGCAGTTTCGGTTGTGCTTACTATCCATGGGTGCAGTGTCTCGATGATGACACAAATAAGGTGGTTTATCTGCCACCGTCTGTTGTGGCTCTGGGCGTTATGTCTTATACGGATTCGGTGAAAGGACCGTGGTTCGCACCGGCTGGGTTTACCAGGGGTGGCTTAAGCACGGGTCTTACCGGCATTCCGGTGTTAAATGCAACGTTGCGACTTTCTTCGAAGGATCGGGACAATCTGTATGAAAATCGCATTAATCCTATCGCGACGTTCCCCAATGAAGGAGTAGTTGTGTTTGGACAAAAGACATTGCAGGTAACAAGATCGGCACTTGATAGAATTAATGTTCGCAGAATGTTAATTTATGTTAAGCGAGAAATTTCGCTGATTGCTGCTAATTTGTTATTTGAGCCGAACGTTCAAAATACTTGGAGTCGTTTCATTGCAGCAGCCACTCCGATGCTCATTGATGTACAGCAACGCTTTGGTATTCAAGAGTATAAGTTGGTCTTAGATGAAACAACGACGACTCCTGATTTAATTGATCAGAATATTATGTATGCGAAACTATTTATTAAGCCAACCCGTGCTATTGAGTTTATTGCGGTAGACTTCTTTATCACGAACACTGGCGCATCGTTTGAAGATTAAGGGAGAATTAGAGAATGGCAGCAACATATTGGGCAAATAAAGACTCGGTCCCCAAGAGGCAACACAGGTTTTTATTCAAATTTGGCACAAAGCAGGGCGACGGTCCTATGGAACTTCCTATGTGGGTTTGTTCGCGAGTCACGCGCCCCTCCATGGAAATCACAGCGATCGAACATCAATATTTAAATCATACTTTTAAATATCCCGGTCGCGCCAAATGGAATAATATTTCAGTCACTCTTAGAGATCCTGGCTCCCCGGATGCGTCGGGGGTTTTATATGCGTGGATAAAGAAAGCGGGATATACGCCCCCTATAGGATCCGCCGATGAAGCCACGTCGGCTGCGACCTTTACCAAGAAGTCGTTTGCTGAATTGTTTGGTGCTGTTACGATTGAAACCCTTGGAGTAGACGACAAGGGCGCTGGCAAGGTAATTGAAAAGTGGTCGATTCACAATCCCATGATTGTAAGTATTAATTGGGGCGAAAACGATTATGCTTCAGAAGAATTGCTTAACATTACTCTTGATTTAGCTTATGATTATGCTACTTGGGATAAAAAATAAGATAGAGGTATAAATGTCTAGAAATGCCGAGAGGCTTGCTTCGCATAATGCGACCACCGAAACCACACCAGCTTCAACTGAACAATCTTTAACATTCAAAGTCCCTACTAGTTTTGTAGAGCTTCCTTCCGAGGGGAAGTTTTATTCTGCTGAACATGCACTTTGTAATCAAAACGTTGTTGAAATTAAAAATATGACCACCAGAGAAGAGGAGATATTAAATTCTCAATCTTTGATTCAGCGTGGTTTGGCAGTTGATCGATTGGTGGAGAGCATTCTCGTAGATAAGTCTATTGAGGCAAGTAGTCTTTTGCTTGGTGATAAAAACGCAATCCTGACCGCCGCGAGAATTGATGCTTATGGAGAAACTTATGACGTAACCATCACTTGCCCTGTGTGTTCGGAGCCGAACGAAACTGTGATTGATTTGTCTTCTCTTAAGCGTAAAAATCCCGAGTCTATGGAAAATATAGAAATTAACAACAAGGGAAACGTAGTTTTGGAACTCCCCCGCACAGGGGCTGTTGTAGAGCTTAGATTTCTTACGACTAAAGACGAGGGCATTATAAACAAGTTTACAAAGAAAAATAAGAAATTAGGACTAGAAAAGATGATCACGCTTCAGTATAAACAAATGATTGTTTCTGTTAACGGTAGTGAATCTATTTTAGATATTTCCAAATTTATTGGGTCGATGCCCGCGTATGATTCAAGATTCTTACGAAAGAAGTATCAAGAGATCGTGCCTGATTTGGACTTGGGTTTTAATTTTGCGTGTCGGCTCTGTGGCGAAGAACAGTCGCTGGAGGTGCCGATTACGGTCGGCTTTTTTTGGCCTAAGTGACGACTATGTTAAGAACACATATGTTCAGTTTTTTCAAATGAAACAGTTTGGGAATTGGAGCTTCTTTGAAGCTTATAACCTTCCCGTATCTTTACGCAACTGGTTTTATGAAAAGCTTATAAAATTAAAAGAAGAAGAAGCTGAAGCTTCAAAAAGAAAATATAGGTAGTAAAGCCGGGAGCAATCCCGGTTTTTGCTTATAATAACTATTTATTGGAAGAGGAGACTACTATAATGGAAAAAGTTACTTATGACTTCAATGAGGTCAGGAAACAAAAAGAAAATTTAAACGAAGAGCAGCTTAACGAATTTCTTTTTTCGCAAGTTGCTGCACTTGGTGGGGTTGTAAAGACTCTTGTTGGGATGATGGGAATGGGAAACAGTTTTGGTGTTCCAGTTAATATCAAAGGCTCCCGACAAGAAGTTCAGTCTTTCACCAGGGCATTAAAAGCAGAGCGCCGCCACATGGACGCTCTTAAAAACTTCGGGCTTGATAACCCTGCTACTTATCGTAGCAAATCACATTTAGCTCGATCAGTCCAAGGATTCGAAAACGCGACAGGCTTAAAGTGGCCTGTTGAATAAAAAGGTAATTTCTAGATGCCAGACCCAAAAGATCCAAATGCCCCAATCGAAGCCGAGAAATCGGTGGAGGCGATCGACGCTGTCACCGATGCACAGAAGCGAAATACCGAAGCCGCCGATGATGCCGCCAAGGCGTCCGAGACCCTTCGCAAATTAGAAGTTGAGAGGGCAGTAGCCGAAACAAAACTCGCTGCATCACTTCAAGAGGTAAACGATCAAGTAGCCAGAAGATCGCAAGCTGAAAAAGATTTTAATAAAATCCAAACTGAAAACGCCGCTGGTTTGTCGGATCTTAATCAATTATTGAGAGCCAAACTAAACAATGACAAGGTGGCTATTAAGGCACTCGGTCAACAATCTAAAGCCGTTCAAGAACTCAACAAAGGGCAAGCCGAAGGTGTCGAGCTTACTGAAGCACAAATTGTTGCAGAGATTAAGCGCCGCAAAGTACTTGACCGCTCCACCGCAGCCCAGGAAGCTTTTTCAGACTCGGTCGTCTCGACCGGCAGGGGTCTTCTTCAAACTACTCTGGGCATTGGTCAATATGATGGCTCTCTTAAGAAGCTTGGAAACATGCTTGCAGATGCTGACACGGCTGGCGGCGGCTTTTCTTTATCGTTGGGAAAAGTTTTTAATGCGACAAATCTTAGTAACCTCGCTTTCGACGTGGCTTCATCCACAATAAATAAATTTGTAGAAGCGACTGTGATGGCTGTAAAAACTTCTCAAGATCTTTTGGGAACCATGGGCAGCGAAATGGGGATGATGGAAGATATTGATGATATTACCGCTCTTATGGATATGGCGAATGAATCTGATATAGCGTCAGCTTCTCTCGCGAATGTCGGCAGTAATCTTGTCACATTACAAATAGAAACACAAGGTTTATTTGGAAATCTGTTAAAAACAAACCCCAAGCTTGGATTGTTTTCGGAAGAAATGAAAAAGCTTGGTGTTTCTGCAAGCACTACAGGTAAATTCTTTTTCTCTTTGGGTAAAACGTTAGGTATAAAAAACGTTGAAGAAATCAAAAAGCAACAAAGAGCGGTTGTTGAATTGGCACGCTCTTTTGGGGAATCTTCTGATAAGATTGTGCTTGATGTCGCTAAAATTACCGATAGTTATGGAGACATGGGTAAAGGCGCTGAAGAAGCTGCCAAACGAATTGAAAAAATTGGTTTATCCACCAAGGTCTCGACCGATAAGATTGTTGGATTTACAGAAAAATTTGCTCTCATTGACAACGCCGTTAAAACAGCAACCGACTTGAATATGGTTTTTGGAAAAGTGGTTGTTTCTGGAACAGAATTGAACCAAATGTTTTATAGTGGCGGGCGTGATCAAATTTATAACAAGATGTTGGGCGAAATGATTAATAACTTTGATGAGTTAAACGCCAACACTGGCGCTGCAATTGCCAAGCGCAGACAACTTGCAAAAGCCATGGGATTAACAAATGCCGAAATGCGAGATACTATGTCTGCGATCAGAGAAGCTGGTGGTGCAGAAGCCACTATGGCCTCCGTTACGGAAAAAACGCAGGAAGCGGCGATGGCTGCTGACAAATATGCCCTTATCCAAGATCAAATTATGAAACTTCAGCAACAATTCGCAATTGCGATAGCACCAGTAGTTAAACTACTTGGTGGGTTAATTGGTTGGTTCAACGAGGCGGCAGAGTCGATGGGACCAGTTTTTAAAGTTATTGTTGGGGGCACGTTTATTATCGGCGGCTTTGTTGCGGGGCTGATGTTGCTGAAAAAATCCGTTATTGACGCTCCCAGCGCTTTGATCCGCATGGCCGGTAGTATGGATCACCTTGCCATATCTACTGAAAAAGCTGCGATGGCACAAGCAGAGCTTCTTATGTTACAACGACAGAGCCAGGGAATCCCCCACGCGCCGGGGCAGATGGGGTTTATCGGTCCAGTTCAGCAACCCGGCGGTGCCGGTAGTGGCCGGGTCGGCAGCGTAATGCCCGCTGTGACCGGTAAAGGCTTGACGGCAGCTAAGTGGGGAGGCGGTCTCATGATGGGCGCGATGGGCATTGCCAGTTCCGTCAATGCGCTCAAGGCAGCCCAGACCGAAAAGGGCATGTCAACGGGACAAAAAGTGGGGCTTGGAGTCGCGTTGCTCGGCGCGATTGCCGCTGGCTTTTTCACTGGCGGTACAGGCTGGGCGATGATTCCTGCTATTATGAGCGGCTACGGCGCTGGTAGCATGATTGGTCAAGGCATCGGCGGCATGTTTGATGATTTCGTTTATGCCGAAACACCAACCAGCGGTGGCAGAAAGGTGGCAACGGCTGTTAATCCAGACGATGAGTTTTTTGCAGCAAAACCGGGCGGCGCGATAGCATCAAATGCAGCATTTGCTGGTGGTGGTGGTCCAACAGAACAAGTGGTAACGCTAAACATTCCCGATTTGGGCATTCAAAATTTGAAGCTTAAACTCAATGAGGCAAATCAATTCGACCGCGAAATAACCATGGCAGCGGGGCTCGGCTAAAATGAGTTACAAAGTACCCGATTCTACAGTTATCTGGATTAAGGTTGGCAAAAACCAACCAATATATTTACAACCCTTTATCGAAGAATTTTCACATCGAATTGCGCCCGCTATCAGCAAAGAAAAGTTTGGTGCCACTGCCACTCCAGTTACCACTCTTGCGGGGTTATCCGAGAACACCTATACTTTGCGCGTTGTTCTGGCAGCGCATGATGCAAAACAAGCGGAAGAGAATTTTTATAAATCGCAAGATATTAAAAGAATTGTAAACCCCGACATCGACGCTATCGGACACGGGTCTTCCGTAACGTTTGAGGTTCGAACTCTCAGCGACGGTCCAATTAACGCGCAGATGATTGGTTGTCAAGAAACTATTGATATAGCAGCGGGATTTATATTTTCGGGGGCCAACATGTTTCCCAAAATAATAAAATTAACCATGACTTTTGTGCAAGACGCTGCCCGCCTTGCACGGGAGTTTCAAGATCCAGCAAATGCCGCCCCCTTGACCCCGGCATTGCGAGCGGTTGCAATTGCCCCTGCGGGAGAGGATGACAAGCCAAATAAGGCAACCGGCACGACGGAGACCATCGCCAAGGCAAAAAAAAACCAAGATCAGCAGAACGCCCTTGGTGGAACGAAGCAATACGGGGCAGGCTCGGACCTACCCGACCTAACCCACCCTTCAAGGAAGGGCGACCGTGACCGGACCATCACGGTCCCGGAACCCGCTCCGTATACAGTCCTTGACGCCCTTGCAGCGAAGCGGGAACCTTAAGGAGATCATTTATAATGGCAATATCTAGATTCAGAAACGCTTTTGCGACGGAGGCAAAGTTTCCCTATCGCTTAAATTCTAGAACCAACAAGCCTTTAAATTTAACTTTTTTTGAAAGTTTAAAATTTAATACTATTTCTCCTGAAGCGTTGGCAGATCTTCAATATGTCGAGATCGCTTTTAACGCCGGAAATACTCTGGCAATGCTGTCTTCCAAATTCTATGGTACTCCGTCATATTGGTGGCTGATTGCGTTGGTAAATAATGTATCGTGTGATCAAGAGATCGCGATGGGACAAGCCTTGGTAATATTGTTTCCACCCGAACTGGTAATTAGTGAGTTTGGTTTATAATGGCACCCCCATCAACTTTTCAATGGCCTCGCGCTATTTTACGCAGCCATTTCCAGAAACGCATTCGGCAATTTTATGCAGATGGGTTGATTACGGAACAAGGGCTGTGGATGTTTTTGATGAAGCACCAAAAGGCGGGTTATTTAAAAACCTATATTAAAAACAACAGCATAAGCTCACCGGATGCCAAGGAAGTCGCCAAGCTTTTCTTCGAAGTGCAGGAGCCGATGACCAAGCGACCCGGCGTACAGTACAATGTGGCAGATATACCTATCCGCACCGAAGATCTGGTCACATGGAATTGTATGACAGCGGGAAACAGTGCCAAGGTGGGCAATAAGGTTAGTATACAGACCTACGAGGACGTGGTGCTTTGCCAAAACAACAGAGCTATCGTAGATCCACGCAGCGGTTTAAGTGCTCAAATAGGTACTGTTAATATTGATTTAAAAACAAAAGAAGGGCTGCCCAATCAAGCCTATTATATTCTTGGGGATCTGATTTTAGATTTCGAACCACCCAAGGGGAGCCGAGAGCCCACTCTTCCCAAGATATTAAAAGGGAGCTTAAGAGATCTTTTTAAATTAGAAATGGGTTTTAAGCTCAAAATAGAAACGTATCTTGCAAACCCCGGTGACTTGGAGTTTATTCCGACCGACAAGAAGCGAGCGGCACACTTTGTAAAGCAAAAGCAGGAATTTGGCGTGAGGTTTCTGGCGTATGAACTGCTCAAATACAACCCCCACAACGGTTTTGTCAAATTTAAATTAAATTTTCGCGGTGATGATTTTGCTTCTAATAGGATGTTAGATAGAAAAAAAGATGCAGGGGGAGTAACTCGGACTCAAAAAAATCGTGAAACTAACTTTTTTTCCGCACTCATGGAAACAATAGCCAACTGCGGCGGTCTGTGGGGCTATAAAATAGACGTTGATGACGTTGATATTACAGATATTCAACAGATTACTGCGGGATCTGCCGCCCTCGCGGTCGGTGACATTACCAGAGATGCGTTGAAGGATGAGAAAAAAAAGAAAGATGAAGCCGCCCGCAAGAAGAAGAATAAGAAGCTTGTAAAACACGGGGAAGACCCAATAAAGCCTAAAACCGAAACCCCCACAGAAGTAGTTGAGGGTTATTTTACCACCATTGAGTCGATCTTGGTGGCTGGGCTAATGTTATATTTAGATGTCCCCTCCAATCCGCTAAAAAGTGCGGCAACAAAAAAGAAGCTCAGTCCAGTAACAGAATGGGCAAAGTTTCGACTAGCACTTCAACACTCGGTTCCTATAACTCTTTACAAAAACCCTGACACAGTTTATGCCGATGCTCGCAAGCTTCAGAAGGAGTTACGATTGGGAGCACCGAAGGTTCTTGACGCTATCAACTATATAGCTCACGGCCTCAGGCACCTTCCCGAGTACGAGTTTGGAAGAATTTTGGAAACTCCCGTTGATTCAAAAGTATTGAGAAATTTTTTATTGAACATGTACCGTCGAAGCGAAATGAACACCTTGCGTTCATTTATCGAACTGGTATTGCGCGATCTTCTTCCGTCCTGTGTTACAATGTCTTTTACTGCAAAATCTAGTAGTGACACTAGTTTCTCGTCTTTCTTTGGGGTAAATAAGGCAGTTTTGGCTGGGGGTGGTGTCCTTCCTTATGACAATATAGATCCTGGGTTGTTGGGCTACGTTGCCAAAACACAATATTTAGGGCGCTCCCATGGTGAGCAGCAGAGCCCCAGATTTACCCACCGCCGAATTTCCTATGAAAATTTTTTTGGAATGGTAGACGCGCCCAAAACTGCTTTGGGGTTAAATATTAGTTATTACAGCGCCACAGATCGTGTTTCGGCAATAGTTACCCATACCAAGGTTACTCGGGAGACCGTTATCAAAGACACGGTCAAGAACTTATTAAAATTTCGCGTTTTCCCCCTGTATGTTAGTGGTGCTGGTCATACATCGTTTGTAAAGGACAGCTACCGCACGGTAACTATTCCAGCCTCCCTTCCTCTAAAATTGATAGTCTTGGACAATAAAGACGCAGCCGAATCAAGACGCCAACAAGCCCAAGACCATTCGGTAGATCTCATACATCGCCGCTTTTATAAAATGAATTTAACATTTAATGATATTATAACGCTTAAACCCTATATGCATAGATTTTATGTACCACCCTCGGTTTTTGGGTTTAGTTCACATAAAGAAGAAGAGTTTGGTTTCGCGGGAATTTATGTAGCAAGCAACGTTAAATATACGATCACGAAACCACTCCAGGGGATCAAGTGCTCCGTCACGGCGATTTATGAATTGGCTGGAATTCAGTCCTTGATTAATCCTGCTGTTCTCAAAGAGGTCCACAGGCTGGAAAAGCAGAAGAAGGAGGACGAAAAGGTTCCAGCCGTGCCGCCGCCATACAAGGCACCGACGAACGAGGAAGCCCTGGTGAGCACCCAGGAGTCGCACGACGGGATGGAATGACAGCGGTTGCCGTGTCTTGCGCGGTGGCGTGGCTGGCTGTGGCGCGATCGGAGGAGAATAAATAGAAATGAGCTTAATAGATACATACGCAGAAAGATTCCTTTACAATGTTGATGTTCCTATGGATTTCTTTAATCAGAATTTTATTGATTTTTCACAGCAGTATGCCTATGGGGTTTTAAATCAGAAAATGAATCCCATGATAGTTCGCCCCGAGCTTTTAAAGCCTGTTTCGGCGGGTGATGATATCATGTTGGTATCTTTTGCGGCTGATGCTTTTAATGATATGTATGCGGAAATGAAAAACAAAGTAGCCACAGGACAGTGGGAACAGGATTCTATTATTCCTACTGGGTCGCCGGAAAACGGCACTCGCGTTGCTCTAGAAGATTATCACGAAGAAATGACAAGGTTCTTCCAACTTAATACTCCCTCTCTTTATAAAAACAAAACTATTTCATCCTTTGATACGTTTTTGGATTTTTTTCAAGATCTTCTTTTTGGAGATGAAATTCTTTTTTCGACTTTCAGTGGATTCTTGATTAAAAAGCGTGATGTTCATTATTCGGGGTTGACTTTAGACTTGCACAACTTAACCAAAAATGATGTAAATACCTCAAAACTGTTCATGGCAGACCCCGGTTTAAAACGTTATATGGTGTTAGCCAAGAAATATGGATTTTTAGTCAATCGGCAGGCTCCTTGGATGCTGGTGGCAGATATAAATTCCATTCCTATGTTACAATACGCTGCTAATGATGCGCTAGTGCAAATGACCACCAAAAAGATTACGAAACGATATTTTCAGTCTACGGTAAAATTTTCGTTCACATTGTTTGTTCAGTATATTGTTTCGTTTTATAATTCATTGGCGACGGGAGAGCCAGTGTATGAATATTTGATACACGCTCCGAGTCTTTGTTCTGATTACGAGAGAATAAAAATTGTTAAAGAAGAGATCGCAGGCTTTGAAGCTGAAAAAATTATTCATGAAAACCACTTGCGTTTCTTGCTGTTATATTTTGATGTACGTTTTCGTGAAAGTGGTTTAAACACTCGTTTTTATCGATCGGTTCGTGTTTATCTCTTGGAACTTTTAAAAGCTGGCGACCCAAATATTTTAGAATTCATTGAAAGAGTCTGTGCGGTGCCACGATTAAATCTTAATTTGCCTTATGGAAAATTGAAATCAAACGACATGTCTTACCTGTACACTTTTGAGGCGCAATCCGCCGCCGCAAAGCTTGGTTGTAAAGGGTTTCATAAAATGAAGAATGGTCGATGGATGCCCTGTAAGACTCACAAAGATTATTTATTCTTGACAAAGTCGAAATAGCAGTATATACTGAGTGTATGATTTTTCAAACACTTGATGACAAAGACGAGTGCATCGCTTCCTATTTTGATGGGGGTCTGCATTTTGACAAAATTCCTGAAAGTGGTTCTTCCACTTGGAACTACCATTCCTACATTCCAGACGAAGTAGAATTTGCCGAGCTATATTGTGCGGGTAAAAAGATATCGGACGTATGCCCCGATAACTTAAAAGAAGAGTGGAATAAAACACTTAATCAATTTAAAGCGATCCTGAAGTCATTTGGGCACATCAATCTGTCTACGGACTCATTTTGTTTTTATGAATTGGTGCCACGCAAGTTTCTGTTGAAACATTGCGAGGTGAAAAACCGAATCACTGACCACATTCTGAAAAACCATGACAAGCCTCAAAATTACGATCATCTTTTGAAAGTTCAAAAGCTGCTCACCGAGCTTGGCAAAATAGAACTAAAGCTCAATCACTCCAATATCAGGAAGTGTTTGGTTAATCCGAAGTGCGTTGATTTCTGTCACAGAGTAAAGACCAGACGAAGCGTTCTATACAATCAATTTGGGACGCGCACAGGACGCCTGACGACGACGGAAAAAAGCTTCCCCATACTGACATTCCCGAAATTGTTTAGAGGGATGGTAGAGCCTTACAATCACATTTTGATGGAGGTTGATGTGGTGTCTGCCGAGGTTGCCACCTTGTTCTACCTGAACGAACAGCCGATCCCGAAGGGTGATTTGCACCAATGGATTAACGAGCAATGTTTCGGAGGAAAATTGGACCGAGACAAGTCAAAGCAGCGGTTTTTCTCTTGGCTATATGATCCGAGGAAACAAAATAAAAAATTGGAAGCCATCTTCAACCGGGACACGTTATTTAAAAAGTATTATGATGGTGAATGTGTTACTAATCCTTTTGGACGCACAATGAAGGTTGGAGAAGAAAAGGCACTCAACTACTTAGTTCAAAGCACATTCAATGATCTGTTCTTACAGAACGTTATAAAGTTGAATGAGCTTCTGCAAGGAACTAAAAGTAGAGTTTATTTTTGCGTACACGATTCGGTGGTTCTAGATTTTCACAAGGAAGATAAGCCCAGAATAGATGAAATTCTCAAAATGTTATCACAAGTAGATGATTATGAATTTGGTCTTCATTTGAGCATGGGCAAGAACTATGGTGATATGAGGAAAGTTTTATGCGAAGCCTAATAGCGATCGGCGAGAAGGCAACATTGTTTGTGGAATCTCTGAAGGATTATCCCGAATACACTTCTTATTGTTTTCGTCATGGTCATAAAGAAGATTGTTTCAATGTTCCCGTGTTTACTAACTCTGAAAGGTATGAGGAGCCGTTCGACAACCTTCAGGAGTTTTTAAAGGGGTGTTGTGAAGAGGTATCAGCCATTGTCAGTGGAGACGAGGCGATCAATTTATCTACGCTTCAGATATTAGAGTCGGTCAAAGATAAAAATATTGAAATTATTTTTTTCAAACCGGATGAAAAGCTCTTGGGTGCCACCATGAAACAAGTAAATAATTTAACTTATAATGTGTTGCAAGAATATACTCGTTCTGGTTTGTTTAAACAGATGTTTGTTTTTGATCTGGGGGATGTTGATCAGGCTGTGGGATCAGCTTCGTTGCAATCATTTGAAAAAACGCGAATGGAATTTTTGGCACGACATTATCATACTTTAAATTGGCTTAGAAATTCGGAGGCTGTGGCTGGCACTGATGTAGAACACCAACCAGTCAATTGTATAGCCAGCATCGGCGTAACAGATTTGGAACTTTCTGAAATAAAAACTCTAAATAAGCTTGACTTTGTGCGAGAAAGGGTGTATTATTATGGTATACCAGAAAAGAAAGTCAAAGATGATGCTAGTTTAAGAAACAAAATACTGGAGGGATACAAGAAAAAACTGGACGAAAATGTATCGTCATCATTCAAAATTTATTCTATCCCATTTGAACAAGAATTGGTTTATGTGGTTGAATATACATCAGCAGTACAGAATAAAGAACTGAAAAAACTCTTGACAGAACACAATAAATAAGATATTATATTATATACAAGTTGAACACATAGGAGAAAAACAACATGGCAATTAATCTAGAAAAAATTAGAGCAAAGCTCGACAAGCTGAACGGCAAAGACAACCATAGCGATTTGTTTTGGCGTGCAGATGCTGGAACTCATACGATTCGCATTATTCCAACTGAAGATGGCGATCCGTTGAAGGAAAAGCATTTCCATTACAACATTTCGAAGGGTGGTGTTCTTTGCCCCAAGCGTAATTACGGCGAGGACTGCCCGATTTGTGAATTTGCGACTTCGCTATTCCGTGAGGGTACTCCCGATAGTCAGGAGCAGGCAAAGAAGTTGTTTGTTAATCAACGCTTCTACGCCGATGTGATTGTGCGTGGCAAAGAAGAGGATGGACCGAAAATTTGGTCATTCCCGAAGAGTGCTTACAAGG